GTTGCAGTTTTAGGTGCTTCTTTTGACTCAACTGCTGGTTGGTCACCAAGTTCGGGAGCAACTTCTATTTCTCCCTCTGCTGATTGATCTGCGATTGCTTCGTCTTCTTTCTCTTCGTCGCCTTCAGAGTCTTCGTCGCCTTCGCCATCTTCCTTGTCGGACATCATTTTTTCAAATTCTGCTTTAAGGTCATCAATAGCATCTTCTAAATCAACAACTCTGTCTTCGATGTCTTCTTCACCGTTTTCATCGTTGCCTTCTTCGCCTTTGTCTGCTTCGATATCACCGATCATATCATCAGTTGCATCTCCACCGTGTGCTTCTGGCGAAATTTGTTGTTCAGCAGGGATTTCAGCAGTTTCTTCTGCTTTCTCTTCTGCTTCATCAGTAGATACTTCTTCAACTTTGTCTTCTGCTTTTTCAGAATCGTCTGCTTTTTCTTCTACAGCGTCTTCTTCTTTTTCAGAAGTTTCAGTTTTTTCTTCTACAGCATCTTCTTCTTTTTTAGAAGCGTCTGTTTTCTCTTCTACTGCTTCATCTTTTTTATCTTCTTTGGCTTTTGCTTCAGTTGTTTCTTCTGTTTTTTCTTCAACTTTAGCATCTTCTAAATCGCCTTCAAGAAGATTTTCATAAATCTCTCTTGATTTTTCTACAACAATGTCGTGGAATAACTCTTCTGCGCCTTGTTTGTCATCGGCTACGAGTTTTTCTAACATTGCTTCGAACTTATTTTTTTGTTCTGACATCTGTTTTTCCTCCGTAAGTTAAGATTGTAGTACTGTCAAATATTATTTAGTTTTAATTAGTCAAAACGGTAGGTAATAGGCCCAAAATGGCCCTGTTTATAGCAGGTTGTGTGTATTCTTGAACTCAGAAATAGTAATCTCACTGTAATTCGCGTATTTGTGTAAATCTTGCGCCTTGAACGTCGATTTACCATCTCTGACTACACGTATATATCTCTTTAATGGATTTTTCTGTAGAATAATGCAAGTTTGACGCATCCAATTACCGTGGTAGGTTGCAACGTCTGTGCTTTTCTTGTAGTTCTTGGTGTCGGCATATAGGTTGTTTAACTTGCCTTCCCTTGTGCCAACGAAGTCCCAACCCAATAGATATAGTCTTGTGTGGGCATTTTTAGTGGCAAGGTGCAAGGCAGTGGGTCCAGAACTCCAACCAAGGGGTGGTGAAAAGTAATTCAACTTTTTAAACTTCTTGAAGGCTCTGTTTTCGTTGGTCCATACCGGCTTTTTGTATTGATAGTTCTCTCCACATATCTCAAATATCATCTTGGCATCAACAGCCACTAGATAATCGGGATCAAACTCTCTGAACACGGCGTTGCAGGCATATATTTTGCCATAATCTCGCAATGGTTCTAAGGCAATTCCTTGCCTACTTGTGCCGTTGCCTAGCACAAATGCTGTTGACATGGTTAAATCTCTGCTTGTTGGTCCGCAGAATACATTTTTCTGATGAATTCTAATTCTTTCTCTTGCTCTTCTTTATGAAATTCGCCTGCCATTCTGGCTCTGTTGATCTGCTTCAGTGTTAATCTTGTCTTACGTGTATCGTCTTTTGACACAATAGATTGGTCATCGCTTGGAGAATAACCTTTGTTCTCTCCATTCTCCAATGTATTTTTATCGAAATAAAAAAGTTCTCTCAGTATCATGACAATATTTATGTAGTAGGAGGAGTTTGTCCACCAGTGCCGCCTGTTTGATCAGGTGTTGGTGTTGCTGTGCCAGTACCACCTATTGGTGATTGTCCGCCTGCAGGTTCATCTCCTGTCTCTGCTTCTTGATCTACGTTATCTAAATCTTGTTGTATGCCTGCTCCACTGATTCCTGCACTTCTTAATTCGCCTGTGCTTTCAGTAGGTCTAGCACCTAAAGTATCATCATTCTCTTCTCTCCATAGTCTTTCGTTTTCAGCCATTTCTTCTTCTGTCAAGCCTAAGAATCTCATTAATGCGTAACGTTTGCTTACGTGTGGCACTGCTGACAACTGTGTAAATGTTGATATTCTTTGATTATCTAGTTCTGCTTGTCTGTATGATGCAAAATTCATTGGTGGTTGCATTTTCAAATCAAACATTGATGTATCAATATTGATTCCTTTTTCAAGCAAGTATCTTTTAAATTCTTGATTAAACTCTTCTACTATTAAATTTTGTAATCTTTCGCAATATTTGTTAAATCTTAACTCTTGGATGTATGCTGTGCCCACTCTACCGTCATTATATTGACTGTTTGAATCATCTGCTCCTGTTGGCAAGTATGAACTTGGTATTCTTAAACCTCTAAACAGTTTGTTTGTAAAAAACTTAAGGTCATCAATCTCGCCTAAGTTTGTACCACCAGGCAATGTTTCTACTTTAGACCCTCTACCTTCAGCAGTTTGTGGGAAGAAGTAATCTTCGTTTGTGGATAATGGATTGTATGCTGAATCAATTACACTTGTTCCACCACCCGTTGCACTTGGAATACGTCTCTGGTGAATTTCTGTCTTCACTCTTTCAACAAACTGCATTGCAAGGTGACTTGGCATATTACCAACATCAATGTAGAACACACGTCTTTCGGGTGCTCTTTGTGTTCTGTAAATTATAATTGCGTCTTCTAATAATTCTTTTTGTTTAAACACTTTAAACACTGCTTCAAGCAATGAATTACCAAATGGGAAATTGTTATCTAGTCCTTCTGACAAACTCAAATGTACAACGTGTTCGGAATCAACTGCAATTTCTTTCATACCAGTTGAAAATCTTGATCCAGATGATGTTGCGTAGTCATGACCACTTGCTCCTACGTAACCTCTTGCACCGCCTGTCAAATATCCAGAGCCGCCACCTGTTACATTGCCTGTTGTTTGATATGGTGTTGTTGCAACCATGTTTTTGAAATTGAAATTTATATCTTTAACAATGTATTGTTCAGGAGTTTTGCCTGTGCTTTCATTAACAATAATTTTTGTTACCTTTGCAGGATCAACATGGAACCATTTTTTAGTTTCAGGATCTCTTATAAAAAATGCATCACCATACTTGAACACATTACGTAAAATTTTAAACATTCTTTTGTTGAAGTCATTCATTTTACACCATTGTTGCAGGTATTGTTTTAATATTTGCACTTCAGAATTAGTTGCTCTTTGTTTAAAGTGCATTTTGAATACTGTGCTGTTGTTTGGATTTTGCTGACTGCAAAATTCTGCAAGGATATCCAAAGCCGCATTGACCTCAGAATCTAAATCCATTGTGTTGTATTGTCCGTATCTTTCAATCCTGTTAGGTGAACCTGTGTAAACATCGGGTAGATATGATGAATAGTTTGTTCTTGCCGGACCGGCTGTGCCAGATGCCGTTGATCCCATCGGTGATGCATTGCCTGTGACATCTGTGCCTACTGGGACCTGTGTAAAATATCTTTTCCAACTCATTTTTTATCCTAAGTATTGTAAACGTTTGAATTAGTAGTTTTTCTCGAAATATTCTTGTTACTATTTGCTACGTCTTCCATTACCAATTTAATTTCTTGAAGTATTGTACTTATCGCATCGAGTTTGTCTTTGTTAGTTCTTCCGGATGATGTAATTGCTCCACTCATGCTTGTATTCACTTCTCTAAATGCTCCTGCTAACTCTTCTAACTTTGTAGTATATAACGATAATTTGTCTTTGTCAAGATCATCTAGTGCCTGAGACATACTTTTGGCATAAGTTCTTAATCCTGATACACCTTGTGCCAAATCTCCACCATTGGCTACTCCTGATACCATAGCCATTACCATTTTCTTAGTGGCATCTGCCACTTCTGATAAGTTTTTGCCGTCCACATTGTTGAATGTTTGCAATCCTTTACCAATTGCGGCAATACCTAAACCAGCACCTGCTCCACCAAGTCCTAATAATGCACCAAGACCTAATCCTGCAAACAGTCCACCTTTTGCCACTGCGGGACCTGCCTTGCCCAACGCCGACGAGGCTACAACTGCTTTTGTGGCTCCACCGCCTCCGAGCGTTGGCATAAATTTGCTCATGATACCACCTATGCCAGAGAATGCTAATTTTAATGCGCCAGCGGCAACTTTCAAGGCACCAAGTGCAAGAACTGCCGCACCTAAACTGCCTATGAAACTGACCACTGCATTTTCACTATTAATTAATCCTGAAGTTAATCCAGACACTGCTTTTGCAATACCGCCTAACACGAAACCAAGCACTTTTAATGCCGGCATTAACGCAGTTATTATAAAGTTTTGAATGTCTTTAAGAGAATCTTTAAAGCCTATAATTTGATTTGACATTGCCTTCATTGCTTCTGTCTGTTGTTTTTCAACTTTGTTTCTTTCTAAACCGAACTTGGTTTGATTGAACATTTGCACATTGGCTTCTAGGGTGTTAATACCCAAAGTCGATAAAAGTCTACCTTGTGCTTGGAAACTACTGCCCAACGATTGTGAACGGTTTGCTGTTTGTCTTACTATTGCCTCAAATTCTGCCACGGTGCCTTGACCGTTTGCCACACGTCTAAAAAATTCCATTAAATTAGGATTAAGCCTTACTAAACTTTCTGCCATGTCACCAATAGGTACACCTGCTGTACCAATCAGCACTTTAAATCCTTCTTGCATACTAGGAGGCAGTGAACTCATAGCCATCACTATGCCTTGAATATTTTTTGCACCACTGGCTTCCACTGCCTGCACAGCCGCTTTTATTCTAGTTTCTTGCATTTCAGATTTCAATTGATCAGCAAGTTGTTTTCTTTGCTTACCAGTAATTGA